TTGAGCGAGGCGGGCGAGGCGGGTTTCTGGCGCGAGGTGGAGGCGGAGATCGGCCGGCAGCCGAAACGGGTTCTCCTGCGCGCCATGCCGGACTGGGCGCAATGCGCGCGCCCCGCGCAGCTGCCCCCCGAGGGCGACTGGCGGCAATGGCTTCTGATCGGCGGGCGCGGGTCGGGCAAGACGCGGGCCGGGGCGGAATGGGTGCGGGCGCTGGCGCTCGGCCGCGCGCCGCTGGCGGGCCGGGTTCACGGGCGCATCGCGCTTGTCGCGGAAACGCTCGGCGACGCGCGCGAAGTGATGATCGAGGGCGAGAGCGGGTTGCGCGCGCTTCACTACGAAACGCGGCCCGTCTTCGAAGCGACGCGGCGGCGGCTCGTCTTCGCCAACGGGGCGGTGGCGCAAATCTTCTCTTCGGAGGACCCGGACGCCCTGCGCGGCTACCAGTTCGACGCGGCCTGGGGCGACGAACTCGCCAAATGGACCCATGCCGATGCCTGTTTCGACAATCTGCAACTGGCGCTGCGGCTGGGCACGAGCCCGCGCATGGCGCTGACCACGACGCCGCGCGCCGTGCCGCTTCTGAAACGCCTGATGGCCGAGCCCGGAACGCGCGTGACGCATATGCGAACGCGGGAAAACGCGGCGCATCTCGCGCCGGGTTTCCTCGCGGCGATGGAGGCGCGCTATGGCGGCTCGCGGCTCGGGCGGCAGGAACTCGACGGCGAACTGGTGGACGGGCGCGAGGACGCGCTGTTTTCGCGCGCCGCGATCGACCGCAGCCGGGTGCGCGCCGCGCCGCCCTTGCGGCGCGTCGTGGTGGCGGTGGACCCGCCGGCCACGGCCACGCAGCGCTCCGACGCCTGCGGGCTCGTCGCCGCCGGGATGGGCGAGGACGGGATCGTCTATGTGCTGGCCGATCGCAGCCGGCGCGGCCTGAAGCCGGTGGACTGGGCGGCGCGGGCCGTGGCGCTGTTTTCGGAGGTCGAGGCCGACCGGATCGTCGCCGAGGTGAACCAGGGCGGCGACATGGTGGAAACCGTGATCCGCACGGTCGCGCCGCATCTGCCCGTCTCCACCGTGCGGGCGACGCGCGGCAAGTGGCTGCGCGCCGAGCCGGTCGCGACGCTCTACGAGCAAGGGCGCGTGCGCCATGCTGGCAGCTTCGCCGAGCTGGAAGACGAGATGTGCGACTTCGGGCCGGACGGCCTGTCGAACGGGCGTTCGCCCGACCGGCTGGACGCGCTCGTCTGGGCCGTGACCGCGCTGACGCAGGCGCAGGCCGCCCCGCGCATCCGCTCGCTCTGAGAGTCTGCTCCTCCGCCTGAGCGCCGACCCGCGCGCGGCCAAGCGGGTTTTCACCTTCACACGATCGGAGACATCCATGGGACTGGCTTCACGGCTGCGGGCGCTCGCGCGCCTCGGCGGCGAGGGCGCGCGCGTGCCCGAACGCAAATCCACGGGCGGATCGCTCGTCTTCGGGGGCGGCTCGCCGGACGCGGCCTTCTGGAGCGAGCGCTCCTACCCAGCGCTGTCGCGGGCCGGCTTCCAGCAGAACCCGGTCGTCTACCGCTGCGTGCGGCTGATCGCCGAAACCGCGAGCGCCGTGCCGCCGCTTCTCTACGAAGGCAATCGGGAGGTCGAGACGCATCCGATCCTCGACCTTCTGCGCCGGCCGAACCCGGCACAGGACGGGCCGGGCTTTCTGGAAGGGCTTTGCGGCTATCTTCTCCTTTCGGGCACGGCCCATGTGGAAGCGGTGTCGCTCGGCGGCCAGCCGCGCCAGCTTCACGCGCTGCGGCCGGACCGGGTTCGGGTGATCTGCGCCGCCGACGGCTGGCCGCAGGCGGTGGAATATCGCGCGGGCTCGGCGGTGCGACGACTGCCTCTCGAAGCCGACGAGGGCATGGCGCCGGTTCTGGCGATCCGCTTGTTTCATCCGCTCGGCGAGGGCGAGGGGTTCGCGCCGCTTCAAGCCGCGCAGACCGCGCTCGACCTGCACAATGCGGCGACGCGCTGGAACAAGGCGCTTCTCGACAACTCGGCCCGGCCTTCCGGCGCCCTCGTCTATCAGGCCGGCGACGGCGGCAATCTCTCGGCCGACCAGTTCGACCGGCTGAAGGCGGAACTCGAAAGCGGCTATGCGGGCGCGGCGCGGGCCGGGCGTCCGATGCTCCTGGAGGGCGGGTTGGACTGGAAGTCCATGGCGCTGAGCCCGCGCGACATGGATTTCATCGAGGCGCGCAACGGAGCGGCGCGCGACATCGCCACCGCCTTCGGCGTGCCGCCCATGCTGCTCGGCATTCCCGGCGACGCCACCTACGCCAACCTCGCCGAGGCGAACCGGGCGCTCTACCGGCTCACCGTCCTGCCGCTTCTGGCGCGGCTTCTCGGCGCGCTCGGCGACTGGCTGGCCGAGGGGTTCGAACCCGGCCGGCGCTTGCGGCTCGGCTTCGACGCCGACCGGATCGAGGGGCTCTCGGCCGAGCGCGAGGCACTCTGGGCGCGGCTCGGGGCCGCGAGCTTCCTCGACGAGGACGAAAAGCGCGAGGCGGTCGGCTACGGGCCGCGCCGGCGCGGAACCTGACACAAGGGGAGTTCTGCCATGGACACGATCACGGGCGAGGTCGTTTCGCCGCTCGCGCTCTGGGGCGCGAAACTCGCCGGCGCGGTCGGCGGATCGGTGATCTCGATCGCCTATCTCCTGCCGGCCGGCCGGCGCGAGGCGGCGGTGCGCTTTCTGGCCGGAGCTGTGACGGGCCTCGTCTTCGGCGGGCCGTCCGGCCTGGCGCTCGGCGACCAGCTCGGCTTCACGGAGCGGATCGGCGCGGCGGAGCTGGCACTGATCGGCTCGGCCAGCGCCAGCCTCTGCGCCTGGTGGGCGCTCGGCGTGCTCCAGCGCTTCGCCGACGGGCTGGCGCTGGCGGCCGGGCGGCGCGGAGGCGGCGCATGAGGAGCGTTCCCGCAGTCGGTCGCGCCCCCGGCGCGCGCGAGCCGCCGGCGGGCTTCGTGTCGGGCTATGCGAGCCTTTTCGACCGCACCGATCTCTCGGGCGACCGCATCCGGCCAGGCGCCTTCGCACGGGCCTTGCGCGAGCGCGGCGCGGCGGGCGTGCGGATGCTCTGGCAGCACGACCCCTCGCGGCCGATCGGCGTGTGGACGCGCCTCGTCGAGGACGAGCGCGGGCTTCTGGCCGAGGGGCGGCTCGCGCTCGACACGGCGCAAGGGCGCGAGGCCTTCGCGCTCCTGCGCGCGCAGGCGCTGGACGGCCTCTCCATCGGCTTTCGCACGCGGGCCAGCCGGCCGCTGCGCGGCGCAGCCCGGCGGCTGCTTCTCGATATCGACCTTCTGGAGATCTCCATCGTGACCTTCCCCATGCAGGAAGCGGCGCGGGTGCGCGAAGCGCGCGGCGATCTCTTGTCCCGTTTCGCGAGCGCCGCCCGGCGGATCGCGGAGGCCACCTGTTCCAACTCCCCGAAGGAGATCCCATGCAGACGATGACGAGCGGCGCGATCGAGACCAAGGCCGGTGCCGGCGCGGAAGGGCCGGACGCGCTGGACGAGCTGATGCGCGCCTTCGAGGCCTTTCGCGAGGCGAACGACGAGCGCCTCGACCAGATCGAGCGGCGCATGAGCGCCGATCCGGTGACGGACGAGAAGGTCGACCGCCTGTCCAAGGCGATGGACGAGCACGAAAAGCGCATGGAACGCCTCGTCCTGCGCAATCTGCGCCCGCCGGTCGGCGGCGGCGAGGGCGCGCCGAACCTGCCGAGCGAGCACCGCTCGGCCTTCGAGGCCTATGTGCGGGCCGGCGACGAGGGGCGGATGCGCCGGCTCGAGGAAAAGGCGATGTCGGGGCTGGTCGGGGCGGACGGCGGCTTCCTCGTGCCGCCCGAAACCGAGGCCGAGATCGGCCGACGCCTCGCCAATGTCTCGCCGATCCGCGCCATCAGCGGGCTGCGCACCGTGTCCTCCGCCGTTCTGAAGAAGCCCTTCGCGCTCAGCGGTGCGCAGACGGGCTGGGTCGGCGAAACCGACGCGCGGCCCCAGACGGCGCAGCCGCAGCTCGGCGAGCTCGTGTTCCCGACCATGGAACTCTACGCCATGCCGGCGGCGACCAATTCGCTGCTCGACGACGCGGCCGTGGATATCGACGCCTGGATCGGCGAGGAGGTGGAACAGGCCTTCGCCGCGCAGGAAGGCGTCGCCTTCGTGACGGGCGACGGCGTCGCCAAGCCCAAGGGCTTCATGGCCTATGACACGGTGCCCGAGGCGCAATGGGCCTGGGGCAAGGTCGGCACGGTCTCGACCGGCGTGAACGGCGGCTTCGCGGCCTCGGGCGGGTCCGACGCGCTGATCGACCTCGTCTATGCGCTGAAGGCCGGCTACCGGCAGAACGCCGCCTTCGTGATGAACCGGCGCACGCAGAGCGCGGTGCGCAAGCTGAAGGACGCGGAGGGCAACTATCTCTGGCAGCCGCCGGCGGCGGCCGGCGCCAAGGCGAGCCTCATGGGCTTCGCGGTGGTGGAGGCGGAAGCCATGCCGGACATCGCGAACGGCGCGAGCGCCATCGCCTTCGGCGACTTCTCGCGCTTCTACCTCGTGGTGGACCGGCAGGGCGTGCGGGTCTTGCGCGATCCGTATTCCGCCAAGCCCTACGTCCTCTTCTACACGACGAAGCGCGTCGGCGGCGGCATCCAGGATTTCGACGCCGCGAAATACCTCAGGTTCGCCGCCTGATCGAAACGCGCGAGGAGCAACCGGGCCGGGCGGCGACGCCCGGCCTTCTTTGTTTCGAGGGGAAGGCGAGCGGACATGATCTGGATCGAATGGGACAAGAGCGGCGAGGAGCCGGTGTCGCTCGGCGAGGTGAAGCGCTTTCTGCGGCTGGAGCGGGACGACGAGGACGCGATCGTCGCGCGCTGCATCAGTGCCGCGCGCGAGGCGGTGGAAGCGCAGACCGGCCTCGTCCTGACCGAGCGCCGCCTGCGCCTGTCCTTCGAGGCGGACCCCGCGCGGGACCGGTTGGCGCTGCATCGTCGGCCCTTGCGGGATGTCGCCGAGGCGATCGGCTATGACGAGGTGGGCGCGGCGGTGCCGCTGGAGCCCGCGAGCTTCCGGCTCGATCCCCAGCCCTTCGGCGCGTGGCTGCATCTGCCGGCGGGGCTCGCCGCCCGAGCGTCGAACGGCGTCGAGCTGGAATTGCGGGCAGGAGAGGCGCCGGACGACGTGCCCGAAGCGCTGAAGCTCGCGATCGTCAGGCTGGCGGGCGCGGCCTTCGAGACACGCGGCGCGGTTTCCCTCGCGCTGCAGCCGGCCTTCATGCCACCGCTCGCCCGCGCGCTGATCGCGCCGTTTCGCACGCCGAGGCTCTGACATGGTGCCCGTGTTTCTGGACCCCGGCCTCCTGACCAAGCGGGCGCTGATCGAGCGCAACGAGCCCCTGCCGGACGCGATGGGCGGCGCGCGGGAGCGCTGGCTGGAGGTCGGCGAAACCTCGGTGCGCGTCGAGCCGCTGACCGGCAAGGTGGAGGAGGAACTCGGCCAGCGCATCGGCGTGCTGACGCATCGCGTCACCTTGCGGGCGCGCGACGGCCTGTCGCGCGGCATGGCGTTTCGGCTGGGGGCGCGGCGACTTCTGATCCGCAGCCTTCACGACCCGGACGAGACGGGGCGCTGGCTCGTCTGCCGGTGCGAGGAGGAGACGTGATCGCGCTTGGGGCCTTCCGCCTGCCGGTCGAGGCGCTGCGCCGCGCGCTGCGCGAGCGGGTCCGGCGCGAGGTGGAACGGCAGATGGACGAGCGGGAGGCGGCCGTGTCCCGCGATGCGCGGCCATCGGCGGGCGAACCTCACTCAATTTTAATGAATCCGCAATGGCGCGGTTAGCGGTCACGGCATATTATCGAATGTATCCGACGTGAACGCAGGCATCGAAAGGTTTCGCAGCATGTCGCATCCTTCAGCGGAATTGCAGACGACGATCGTTGGCGCGCTGACGGCCGACGCGGGCCTGACCAAGCTCCTGGGCGGGCCGAAGATCTTCGACCATGTGCCCGAGCGCGCGAGCTTTCCCTATCTGACGCTCGGCCGCACGGCGGTCATCGACTGGTCCACCGGCACGGAAGACGGCGCGGAGCATATTCTCACCCTGCATGTCTGGGCCAAGGGCGGCTCGAAGCAGGAAACCTACGAGATCATGGACAAGATCGCCGAGCGGCTGAACGACGCGACCTTGCCGCTGGAAACCCATCGGCTGGTGAACCTGCGGCTTCAGTTCGCCGAGGCGCGGCAGGCGCCGGACTCGCCCGCCTATCACGGCATCCTGCGCTTTCGCGCGGTGACGGAGCCGCTGGCGTCGTAGGACGACCTCATACTTCCACGGATCACAAGGGCGGCCCTCGGGCCGCCCTTTTTCGTTTCACGACACGGAGGCGGGCATGGGCGCGCAAAAGGGCAAGGACTTTCTCCTCAAGCTCGACGCGGAGAATGATGGGACATTCCAGACCGTGGCGGGGCTTCGCTCGCGCCGCATCTCGTTCAATGCCGAGACGGTGGACGTGACCGACAGCGACAGCGCCGGACGCTGGCGCGAGCTTCTGGGCGGGGCCGGCGTGCAGCGCGCCGCCCTGTCGGGCGCGGGCATCTTCAAGGACGCGGCTTCCGACATGGCGGTGCGCCAGCTGTTCTTCGAAGGGCGCATCGCGCCGTTTCAGGCGGTGATCCCGGATTTCGGACGCGTGAGCGGCCCGTTCCAGGTGACGGCGCTCGAATATTCCGGCGAGCACAATGGCGAGATCGCCTTCGAGCTGACGCTGGAATCGGCCGGCGCGCTCAGCTTCGAGGCGATCTGATGGCGGCGAACCGACGACGCGGCGAGGTGGCCGCCACCATCGACGGGCGCGAGCGGCGCCTGTGCCTGACGCTCGGCGCGCTGGCCGAACTGGAGGAGGCTTTCGCGCTCGACGACATCTCGGCGCTCGCCGCGCGCTTCGGCTCGGGACGCCTCGCTGCGCGCGATCTCGTGCGCGTCATCGGCGCGGGCCTGCGCGGCGCCGGCGAGGCGGTGAGCGACGAGGAGGTCGCCGCCATGCGCTTCGAGCGGGGCGCGGCAGGCGCGGCGGCGCTCGCGACCGCGCTTCTGGAAGCGGCCTTCGGCGTGGAGGAGGCCGCCACCGCCCGCCCTTGAGCGCCGCCGCGCCGGACCCGAGCGAGCCGGGCGGCGCGGCGGCCTTTCCCTGGGACGAGGCGATGGCGCTCTGCTTCGGCACGTTTCGCCTGTCCCCCCGCGACTTCTGGGCCTTGAGCCCGCGCGAGCTGGCGGCGCTGGCTCGCCCCTTGGGCCGGCGCTCGGCCGCGCCGACCCGCGAGCGGCTCGACGCCCTTCTGCAACTCTATCCCGACCGGAGGTGACATGGACCCGTCCGTGGACACGATGCGCATTGCCGTGGAGGCCGATACCAGCGGCTTCGAGCGTGCCCTTTCCGACCTGTCCTCGCGCGCCGACCGGTTCGGCGCGGCGATGAGCGCGGCGCTGAAAGGCGCGGTCGGCGGCGGGCGCTCGCTCGACACCGTCTTGCGCGGCCTCGGCAGCCGCTTGTCGGCGATCGCGCTCGACGCGGCCTTGAAGCCGCTCTCCCAACTCGCGGGCGGGGCGGTCGGCTCGCTCCTGTCAGGCCTTGGCGGCGGCGCGCCGGGGGCAAGTGCCCAACCGGGGCCGAGCGTCGTTCCCTTCGCCAAGGGGGGCGTCGTGCGCGCGCCGAGCTTCTTTCCTGCGGGCGGTCAGGTCGGCCTGATGGGCGAGGCGGGGGCGGAGGCGATCATGCCCCTGAAGCGCGGGGCGGACGGCTCGCTCGGCGTCGCCGTGGAGGGCGGGCGGCGCGGCGGCGCGAACGTCACCTTCAACGTCTCGACGCCGGACGCGCCGAGCTTCCGCCGCGCCGAAACGCAGATCCAGGCCATGCTCGCGCGCGCCGCGCTGCGCGGCCAAAGGGGGCTCTGAGATGGTGGCCTCCTTCAGCGAGGAGCGGTTTCCGCTTTCGGTCGCCTTCGGCACGTCGGGCGGGCCGGAGCGGCGCACCGACATCGTGCGCCTGTCCACCGGCTACGAGAACCGCAACCAGCGCACGCGCCATTCCTGGCGGCGCTACGATGCCGGCTCGGGCGTCAAGAGCCTCGCCGACCTGATCCGCGTCCTCGACTTCTTCGAGGCGCGGCGCGGGCGGCTCGTCGGCTTCCGCTTCCGCGACCCGTTCGACGCCGCCTCGGCGCGCTGGGGACAGGCGGCGACGGCGCTCGATCAGTTGCTCGGCACGGGCGACGGCGAGACGCGGAGCTTCCAGCTCGCGAAGCGCTACGGCGCGGGCGAGGACGCCTATGTCAGGCCGATCCGCAAGCCGGTCTCCGGCACGGTGCGCCTTGCCGTGGACGGTGTGGCGGCGAATGCCAGCGTCGAGGCGACAAGCGGTCTCGTCACCTTCGCCAGCCCGCCGCCGCCGGGCAGCCGGATCACCGCCGGCTTCGAGTTCGACGTGCCGGTGCGCTTCGACATCGACCATCTCGCGCTCAACGTCGCCGCCTTCGAAGCCGGCGACATCCCGACCATTCCGCTCGTGGAGATCCGGCCATGAAGACCCTGTCCGCCGCGTTTCGGGAGAGACTGAACCAGCCGGCGACGACGCTGGCGAGCGCCTGGCGGCTGACGCGGCGCGACGGCGTGGTCTTCGGCTTCACCGACCATGACGAGGACCTGCGCTTTGCCGGGACGCTGTTTCGCGCCCGCACCGGCTGGACCGCCGGCGAGGGCGAGGCGGCGCGGGGGCTCGGCGCCGGCACCGAGGCGGTGGATGGCGGCTTCAGCGACGAGGCGATCCGCGAGAGCGACGTGGAGCGCGGCCTGTTCGACGGCGCCAGCATCGAGAGCTTTCGCGTCGATTGGCGCGAGCCGGGCCACCACGTCCTGATGGAGGTCGCCGATCTCGGCGAGGTGACGCGGGGGGCGGGCAGCTTTCGCGCCGAGCTGCGCGGGCTCGCCGCCCGGCTCGACCGGCCGCGCGGGCGCACCTACCGCCGCCGCTGCGACGCCGTCCTCGGCGATGCCAGATGCAAGGTCGATCTGGCGCGCTGGACGCGGTCTGCGGAGGTCCTCGACGCGGCGGACGACGAGATCACCGTGCGCCCGGTGCTGGCCTTCTCGCGGGACGAGGAAGGCTTGTTCGCGCAAGGGCGGTTGATGCTCGGCGAGGGCGCGGAGCCGGTGCCGCTGCGGGGCCTCGTCGAGGGAGCGGCGCCGGGTGCGGTCAGGCTCTTTCCGCATCGGCCGCCCGCGCGCCTGCCGACCGTGGGCGAGCGGGTCGCGCTCGTGGCGGGCTGCGACCGCGCCTTTTCGACCTGCCGGGACCGGTTCGGCAACGGCGTGAACTTTCGCGGCTTTCCGCATCTGCCGGGTGCCGACGCGGCGCTCGGGGTCGCCAAGAGCGACGGGCGGCACGACGGCTCGCCGGTGGTGCCCTGATGCGCGGGCGTGTGCTTCGGGCGGCGCGCGGCTTTCTCGGCACGCCCTATCGCCACCAGGGAAGCCGGGCGGGCGTCGGCTGCGACTGCCTCGGCCTCGTTCGCGGCGTCTGGCGGGAGGTCTATGGCACGGAGCCCGAGCACCCCGGCCCCTACAGCGCCGACTGGGCCGAGACGGGCGAGGGCGATCCGATGCTGGAGGCCGCGCGGCGCCTGTTTCGCGAAGTCGAGCGAGGAGACGCGCGGCCGGGCGATCTCGTCCTGTTTCGCTGGCGCGAGGGGCGGCCGGCCAAGCATTGCGGCCTTCTCGACGAGGCCGAAGGCGAAAGGCTGCGGCTGATCCACGCCTATGAGGGCGCGGCGGTCGTCTCCTCGCTGCTGACGCCCGGCTGGGCGCGGCGCATCGCCGGCTGTTTTCAATTCATCGACCGGAGCTGACCCATGGCGACGATCCTTCTTCAGGCGGCGGGCGGGGCGCTCGGCGGGCTCGTCGGCGGCCCGTTCGGCATGATGGCGGGGCGGGCGCTCGGCGCGCTCGGCGGCTCGCTCGTCGACAACACCCTGTTCGGGGGCAAGGCGAAGCGCGAAGGGCCGCGTCTCGCCGGCCGCCGCATCATGGAAGCGGACGAGGGGGGCGGCGTCGCGCGCCTTTACGGCACGGCGCGGATCGCCGGTCAGGTGATCTGGACGACGCGCTTCGAGGAAGTCGCGACCACGGAGCGCTCGGGCGGCAAGGGCACGCGCGGCGGCGGCGAGACGACGAGCTACAGCTATTTCGGCCATGTCGCGATCGGCTTGTGCGAGGGGCCGATCGCCCATGTTCGCCGCATCTGGGCCGATGGCGAGGAGCTTGACCTGTCGCTCGTCACCGTTCGGTTGCACAAGGGCGGCGAGAGCCAAGAGCCCGACCCGCTGATCGAGGCGCGGCAGGGGCGGGGCAACGCGCCGGCCTATCGCGGGCTCGCCTATCTCGTGTTCGAGCATTTGCCGCTGGAGCGCTGGGGCAACCGCATTCCCCGGATCAGCTGCGAGGTGATCCGGCCCGTCGGCGAACTGGAAGCGGGGCTTCGGGCGGTCACGATCATTCCCGGCGCGACGGAACACGGGCTCGACCCGAGCGTGGTGCGCGAGCGCGTCGGGCCGGGCGAGGACCGGCTGCTCAACCGCAACATGCTGCATGGCGCGAGCGATTTCGACGCGTCGCTGGAGGAACTGACGGCGCTCTGCCCGCGTCTGGAGCGCGCGGCGCTCGTGGTGAGCTGGTTCGCGGACGACCTGCGCGTCGGCCGAGCGAGCGTTCGGCCGGGCATCGAAGTGCGAACCCGCGACGAGACCATCCCCTGGCGCGCGGGCGATGTCGGGCGGGACGAGGCTCATCTCGTCAGCCGGATCGACGGGGCGCCGGCCTATGGCGGCACGCCGTCCGACGCGGGCGTCCTGCGGGCCATCGCGGCGCTGCGTGCGCGCGGGCTCGGCGTGACCTTCTACCCGTTCCTGATGATGGACGTGCCCGCCGGCAACGGCTTGCCCGACCCCCATGGCGGCGCGGAACAGGCGCCCTATCCCTGGCGCGGGCGCATGACCTTGGATGTAGTGCCGGGACGCGCCGGGTCGGCCGACCGGACGGACGAGGCACGGGCCCACATCGCCCGCTTCGTCGGCTCCGCCACGCTCGCCGACTTTCGCATCGAGAACGGAGCGGTCGTCTATGCTGGCGCGACTGAATGGTCCTATCGCCGCATGATCCTTCATGCCGCGCATCTCGCCAAGCTGTCCGGCGGGGTTGATGCCTTCGTGATCGGCTCGGAAATGCGCGGGCTGACGGTTCTGCGCGACGAGACGGGGCGCTTCCCCTTCGTGGACGCGCTGGTGGCGCTGGCGCGGGACGTGAAGGCGCTCCTGCCCGGGGCGCTCGTCACCTATGCCGCCGATTGGAGCGAGTATTTCGGCTATCATCCGGCCGACGGTTCGGGCGACGTCTTCTTCCATCTCGATCCGCTCTGGGCCTCGCCCGATATCGGCGCGGTCGGGATCGACAATTACCTGCCGCTCGCCGACTGGCGCGACGAGGGGGAGGCGGGGGAGATGGCCTCGCCCTATGATCGCGACGCCCTGCGGGCCGGCCTCTCCTCGGGCGAATATTTCGACTGGTATTATCCTGATGAGGCGGCGCGGCGCACAGGCGCGCGCGCGCCCATCACGGACGGGCTCGGCAAGGCCTGGACCTTCCGGCCGAAGGATCTGAAGAGCTGGTGGGAGAACCCGCATGTCGAGCGGCGCGGCGGGGTGGAACGCGCTGAGCCGACCGACTGGGTGCCCCGCTCCAAGCCGATCTGGCTCACCGAACTCGGCTGCCCGGCGATCGACAAGGGCGCCAACCAGCCCAATGTCTTCTTCGACCCCAAATCCTCCGAAAGCCACTGGCCCTATTTCTCGACGGGCGAGCGGGACGATCTGGCGCAGCGGCGCTTTCTGGAAGCGCATCTGCGGCATTGGGACCCCGCATCGCCGCATTTTCGCGAGGCTGACAATCCGGTCTCGCCCCTCTATGGCGGGCGGATGGTGCCGCCGGAGGCGATCCATCTCTGGTGCTGGGACGCGCGGCCCGCCCCGGCCTTTCCCGACCGCGCGGATGTCTGGGCCGACGGCGCGAACTGGGAGCGCGGGCATTGGCTGACCGGGCGGCTCGGGCGCGCGCCGCTGGACGCGCTGGTCGCGCGGCTGCTCGCCGATCATGGTTTCGAGGCCGGGCGGGTCGACGAGGTCGACGCCGATCTCGGCGGCTTCCTCGTTTCGGGACCGGGCTCGGCGCGCGCCGAACTCGAAGACCTCCTGCGGCTCACGGGAACCGAGGTGCGCACGGAAGGCGGCAGGCTCTGCTTCCGCTCGCTCGCCCGGCGCGGCGACCCCATCCTGCTGGACGCGCTCGCGGATGCCGACGAGGCGCCGCGTTTCGAGATTCGCCGCAGCGAGCCGGTGGACCGGGTGGAGGAGGTGCTGGTCGGCTTCAGCGATCCGGCGCGCGCCTATCAGACGGGCGTCGCGGACGCCGCGCTCGGTGAGGCGGATCGGCCCCGGCAGACCAGCGTCGAACTGCCGGTGATCCTCGCGGAAGGGCAGGCACGGCGCTTCGCCGCCGAGCTTCTCGACCGCGAGACCGGCGAGCGGGAGACGGCAAGCTTTGCCGTTTCACCGAGCGAGCTTGCGCTTTCGCCGGGCGATTGCGTCCGGGTGGCGGGCGAGGCCGGCGTCTGGCGGATCGAGCGGATCGAGGATGGGGCGACGCGCCGGGTGGAGGCGCGCCGGGTGCGCCGGGCGGCCTCGCGGGTCGCCTCGCCCGCATCGGCAGCGCCGCCCGCGCCCGCGCTGCCGGTTCAGGCGTCGCGGCCGGTCGTGTTCTGGATGGACCTGCCGACCCTAGATGGCGGGGGCGGGGGCGGCGCCGTGGTGGCGGCCGCCGCGCGGCCCTTCGTGCCGCTGGACCTTCTCGCTTCGCCGACCGGCACAGGGTTCCAGAGCTTCGGGCGGGTGACGCGGCCGGCGACGCTCGGCTTCCTGCGCCAGCCGCTCGCGCCGGGGCGGGAAGGGGTGATCGACCGCGCCAACCGCCTGGAGGTCGATCTCGCCTGGGGCGCTCTGTCCTCGGTGACCGACGCGGCGCTGCTCGCGGGCGCCAATCGCGCGGCGGTCCGTGCCCCCAGCGGGGCGTGGGAGGTCCTGCAGTTTCGCGATGCGGAGGAGGTCGCGCCCGGACGCTTCCGGCTGGGGCGGCTGGTGCGCGCGCTCGGCGGCACGGGCGACGCGATGGGTGAGGGCCATCCGGCGGGCGCGGCCTTCGTGCTTCTGGACGCGGCCTGCCTGTCCGTGCCCGAAACCGTCGCGGGCCTTGGCGCGGAGCGGCAATGGCTGGCCGTGCCGGCCGGGCGCGGGCTCGACGATGCCGCGGCGGATCGGCAGGCGGCGGCGCTCGGGCGCCGTGCGCTGCGTCCGCTTTCGCCCGCGCATCTCGCGGGCCGCGTCGGCGATGACGGCACGCTGCATCTCACCTGGCGGCGGCGCAGCCGCGCGGTGCTGGATGGCTGGGACGAAGCGGACCCGCCGCTTTGGGAGGAGAACGAGACCTATCGCGTCACGCTCCGGTCGGCGGCCGGAGCCTCGCTCGACCTCCTTGCAAGCACGCCGCGCCTCGATGTGGAGGCCTCGCTCTGGCGTCCGCTTCTGGCGGATGGCGGGCGGCGTTTGACTGTTTCGGTCGTGCAGATGAGCGCCAGCGTCGGGGTGGGTGCGCCCGCCCGGCTGGGCCTGACGCTGCCCGCCTGACGCTTTTCCCCCTCGCTCGCTTCACAAAGGAGAGACCCATGGATCAGACCAAGGAATGGTGGAAGTCGAAGACCGTTTGGGGCGCGCTGGTGGCGCTCGGCGCCAGTCTCGCCGCCTTGTTCGGCTATCAGCTGGACGGCGGCGCGCAGGATCAGCTGGCCGGCGCGCTGGCGGCGGGCGCTTCGGCGGTCGGCGCCGTGGTCGCCATTCTCGGGCGCTTTCAGGCCGAGGCGGAGATTCGCTGAGGCGACATTTGCCGCCCATTCATTCGACATTCAGCGGCCGAGGCCTAGAAGAAGGGGGACAGAAAACGGGACGTCCGATGAACCGCCGCACCCTCGCTTTCCCTCTTCTTGCCGGCTTCTGGCTGTGGACGGCCGCCGCGCCGGCCTTGGCCAGCTGGTCCGCGCCGGGCGTGGGCACGGTGTCGGCGCTCGCAAACAGCGCGCCGGAGCCGGCCGAGACGCCGCGCCTCGTCGCGCAGGGCGGCTGCTCGGCCGCCGCCGCCGAAGCCGCCGCGCAGACGGGCGGACAGGTCCTGTCCGTCCAGATGGCCGAACAGGGCGGGCGCACGGTCTGCGTCGTCACCGTCCTCGTGCCGGCGCGGGACGGCAGCCGGCCCCGCCGTCAGACGATCACGATTCCCCAGTAA